TATTAGGTGGTCTGGTTGCGTATGGAATCTATCTTACATTTGGACCAGGTAAAAAGACCCTAAGAGATCAGATAGATGAACACGCAAAGATGCACGAACTAGGGATAGCTCACGGTCACGGTGGAAACAAGGAGGCATATGAGATGTCTGGTAAACTTAAGCATAAGCATGAGGAAGATAATGCAGGATGAACTCTTAGAGTTATTATGTAAGAATGCTTATCGTAAAGGAGAGTATCTTCTTTCTTCAGGACGTACTAGTGAACATTATGTAAATTGCAAACCTGTTACCTTGAGTGGTAAAGGTCTTGTAATGGTTAGTGATATGATAATAGATAAATTAGAATCTGATACTGTAGCAGTAGGTGGTCTTACATTAGGTGCTGACCCAGTGGTTAGTGGAGTTGCTATGGGAGCATCATTATTAGATTGGGAACTTGCTGGATTGATAGTTCGTAAAGAAGCAAAGGGTCATGGTACAGGTGCATACATTGAAGGTCCAGTCCTTCCAGAAGGGTCTAAGGTAGTTGTTTTAGAGGATGTTATCACTACAGGTGGTTCTGCTATTAAAGCAGCAACTAGACTGCGTGATGCTGGATATCAAGTTGATAATGTAGTTTCTATTGTTGATCGTCAGGTAAATAATGAAGCAACTGAATTTATGAATTCTTCTGGATTAAAGTTGACAAGTCTATATCAGTTGCAAGATATATTAGATTACTGGTCTTCTTAAATGAGAATGAATGACCATACTAAACTAGTTTTTGCTATAGAGCATATCCTTCACTTACAGGATTTGATTGAAGAGAATGAAGCAGAACCATACTTAGCATCACATTTGTCATCATTTAAAGTAGAGATTGAACGTCAAATAGAAGTACAAGAAAGTAAAAGAAAAAGTTAATATTAGTTGCTTTATTTAATATCATAAGGTAGAATGTATGCACATATAATGTGCATTATGATTACCAAAGAAAAAGTAAGGAATCAAGTGAAATCTAAATTTTATTACATCTTTTGGGGTGTAGCAACAGCATCAGTTGTATTGGGTCAACTATATGTTGGTTCTGGATATAGAGGTTTTGCCAGATCATTAAATAGAATATTCGATACTATCGAAGTACAAGTTAGTGATGACTACGAGAGGTTTTATTAATGAAACTAACACAAAAAATTATTGATGACCTTCAAGTTGCTATGCAACATACGAAGAAGGATGGTACAGTTAATTGGAAAGATAGTGATGAGATTGAGGTTCAACTTGCTGGCACATTTGCTGCTGATAAGTTTATAGTTATTAAGAACAAATCTAAAGAACCTGTTGTTCCTACTCCACCACATCCTGATTTTGATTATGAGAAACAAGAGTGGAAAGGAGGAACTAATTCATTAGGAAGAACAGCAGGTTATAATAGATCATGAGAATTGAAACTAGAGAAGCAATGGAGATGTTGTTTTCAGCAAAATGGAACTTGCCGAAAGCAGCAAAACATTGTAATCTAACTCATAAGGAAATGAAGATTACCTTTAGTGAGTACTGTGCTTTACACGATGCAGATTATCAACCACCTGCACCTGCTATACAATTACATCTAAATTATGAGCAAAAAAGGACTTAAGACACCTTTGCGTTACCCTGGCGGCAAGTCTCGTGCCGTGACTAAAATGGCACAATACTTTCCAGATATGAGAGAGTATGTAGAATTTCGTGAACCATTCTTAGGTGGTGGAAGTGTTGCGATACATATGACTAAGATGTATCCACATTTAAAGATTACTGTTAATGATCTTTATGAACCATTAATAAATTTCTGGGTTAATCTTCAGACTTTTGGTGATGAATTAACTAAAGAATTAAAGAACCTTAAGATCACTAATTGTAATCAGGACTCTGCTAGATGCTTATTTGCAGAGATGAAAGATGTTATTAATGATAATACAAAGACTGACCTTGAAAGAGCAGTTGCTTTTTATGTTGTAAACAAGTGTAGTTTCTCAGGTCTTACTGAGAGTTCTTCTTTCTCAGCACAAGCAAGTGATTCTAACTTCTCTATGAGAGGTATTGAAAAGTTGCCAGAGTATTCTGATATAATTTCTCATTGGCATATCAATTCATATTCTTATGAATACTGTTTCCAAAACAATATTCATGATGGGTTGTTTATGTACTTAGACCCTCCTTATGATATTAAGGATAATCTTTATGGTAAGAAGGGTGCAATGCATAAAGGATTTAATCATGACCAATTTGCAGAAGATTGTAGTAAGAGTTCAGTGCATCAGTTAGTCAGTTATAATTCAGACCAACTTGTTAAAGATAGATTCAAAGGTTGGAATGCAGGAGAGTTTAATTTAACATACACCATGAGGTCGGTTGGTGAGTATATGAAAGACCAACAAACAAGAAAGGAACTATTGCTTTTTAATTATGAAAAAACTGTGGCGAATTTGGAAGTATGCACTGGGTAGTTTCTCTGATGAAAAGACTAAACGATACGACAATTACATTGTTCTGGTACGTTCTGTTATTTTCGTATCTTATCTCATCACTAACTGTTTTATTATTGCAGGGGTCATAAGACATTGGAATTAAAAGATTGGCTCAATTCAATTAACTTCAATAAGGAGAATCTTATTGAGGAAGACCCTGCAGCGATTAAGGATTATCCTCCATATATTATTAATCGTTGTTTGTCAGGACACTTGGATTGTATACTCTTTTGTAATGAAATGAATAAGTATTCTTTCTTAGATAAGGATATGCAATATTCTTTTTATCTAAATACACTTAGGAAAAAGAAGAGATTTAGTCCCTGGCTCCGAAAGGAAAAAGTCACAGACCTTGAAATCATTAAACAATACTATGGTTATAGTAATGAAAAGGCATCTAATGCCCTCAAGATATTAACCCCTGAACAAATTAATTTTATTAAACAACGACTTGAAACTGGAGGATCTAAATGACTACTACCACTGAACCTGAAGTAAAGTGGTCGCAAGACCAAATGGTAGAAGTGCTTCTCAATGAACCTGATGATTTCTTAAAAGTAAGAGAAACTCTCACAAGAATTGGTGTAGCATCAAGGAAAGAAAAGAAGTTATATCAAAGTTGCCATATCTTGCATAAGCAAGGAAGGTATTTCATAGTTCATTTTAAAGAACTATTTGCCCTTGATGGTAAACATGCTAATCTTACTGCTAATGACGTTCAACGTAGAAATCGCATTGCTCGTCTTCTTGCTGATTGGGGTCTCATCTCGGTTGTAAAATCAGAATCTGTGACTGATATTGCACCACTCAATCAAATTAAAGTTCTTTCTTACAAAGATAAGGGAGATTGGATACTAGAGCAGAAGTATAATATAGGGAAAAAGAATAAAACGCAGGAAACCGAATAAGATTAGACGGGGTTCAACACCCCGTTTTTTTATGATCTGTGCTATAAATAGTAATGTACGCCTTCGGGGTACACAATTTACACTCGCTTTTAAAGGAGAACTATGAACGCACTACAACGCTATCACGCTGCAAATCTTCCCGAACTTATGGAGAAGATTAACAAGAACAGTATAGGATTGGATGATTACTTTGATCGGTTTTTTAATTCAGACTTTCCGCAATCAAATTATCCACCATACAATTTAATACAATTAAATAATCATGAGTCGAAACTCGAAATCGCCTTGGCGGGGTTCAAGAAAGATGAGCTCAAAGTCTTCACGGAGTTTGGAAAACTATATGTGGAAGGCAAAAAAGAAGAATCGAAAAATGTTGGAGAATTTATCCACAAGGGACTTGCCCAACGCTCCTTTGAACGGGTCTGGACGGTCTCCGATGATACGAAGGTTGGATCCGTCAAGTTTGTCGATGGACTCCTCACAGTGGAGTTAAACAAGATAGTTCCAGAACATCATTCCCGTAAAGATTACTTAGGAGGAGAATCATGAGACTAACTAGTCCCTTCAGCATTATAAAAAATGCTATTAGCGATCTCAAAAGAGTTCCTAAAGACAAAAAGAAAAAGGTTAAGACCTAAATAAAATTGAATATCGTCGTCGCATTAAGAGGGGAAACTGGCACAATCCAGTTTGACACCCCTCTTTTTTCTTGCTATAATAAAATCAAATTAGAAAACAAATGCCTGAAAAGCAAACTCTTAAGTTTACTATTCGACAAGATGGTTACGTAACTGAAGAAGTTATCGGAGCAATATCAGACGAATGTGTAAAACTTACGGAACAAATAGATAATAAACTTGGCGATTTAGATACTCGTCAGTTCAAACCAGAATACTACAAAAATGTCTCACTTCTCAGCAATCAAAACGAAACTAAGGAACAAGCCTCAGTTACAAGAAGCACTGGAGATACTTCAGTATGATGTAAAGCAAGATCAGGAACTTAAAGTGACTGGGAATCATGGTATTGGCCACGAGACAGTAGAAGCAGAACTTTCTATTGGAACTGATGTTGGTTTTAGAATGAATCCAATGACTGGTGAGTATGAATTAGTTGCAGATTTGGAAACTTGGAATCAACCCATTCCTGTAGAACGGTTTCTTGACAAAGTAAACCAACAGTATGCTAGAATGACAATTCATAATACTGTAAAGGATATGGGATTCCAAGTAGAAGAGGAATGGGAAATGGATGATAATTCTATTGAACTAGTAGTAACACGTTGGAATTAAAAAATGACTATTAAATTATTACTTCTAAAATCAGGTGAAGACATTGTATCTAATGTCGAAGAGATGGTAGTAGGAGAAGAAAATTCTAAAGAGAATCCTAGAAGAGTGATTGGGTATTACCTTAATCGACCATGTGTGGTAAAATTGTTTAAGGATGCTCAAGAAGACAAGGAAAAGGGAATGCAAGTTTCTATATATCCTTGGATGCCTTTAGCAAAAGATCAGCGAATACCAGTTATTGCTGATTGGGTTGTAGTACTAACAACGACTCAGCAAGTACTGATAAGTCAGATTGAAGAAACACCAGCAGCAGTTCCTGGAGAACCAGATTGCCAATTAACTAATGCCTTTTGGATTAATCCTTTAGAAGGTAATATAACTTTGGAACCATTTTTAAATGATATTACAAAGGATGATTCATTTATGCTGAGTTCTGATAAGATACTTACATTGGTAGACCCAACGCCCACCCTACTTGAAAAATATCAAGACCTTATTAAATGAAATTCTACACCAACGTTCAACTAATCGGAAACCAATTCTTGGTCCGTGGAGTTGAGAATGGTAGAAGGTATGAACATCGTGATGAGTTCTTCCCTACATTATTTGTCAAGTCCAAAAAGAAGACTAAATACAAAACGTTAAATGGAGAAGCAGTTGAAGCAATTCATCCAGGTTCGGTACGAGACTGCCGTGAGTTCTATAAGAGATATGATGATGTTGAAGGGTTTGA